GGTCAGGGTCGTGCTCGCGTGCGTCGGCTGACCGAGCGACGGCGTGAGGTTGGTCACCGGGGAGCCCTGAATAGTCCACGACCCGGTGGGGATAGCGGCCGTGGTGGGGATCGTGTCTACGATGTCTACCGTGCCCGTCGTCGAGAGCGTCACCGTCTTGATAATCGCGCGCCCGGTGCCTGTCGTGATCAGGCGGTTTACGTCTGCGGCCAGTAGGTCGCCAACGGACAGCGTGATTGCAACACCGAGCCCCGTCGTGGCGCCAAATGTGATCGTGCCGCTGGAGACGAAACCTGCCTCATACGTCGCGGGCGGGAGGAAGTTCACCGCGAGGAAGGACCACTTGACGTGCGAGAGCCGCACCAACTTCTGGACCGGGTAGCTGGGGTGCACGTAGTAACAGGTATCCGCCGCCTGCACGTACTTGACCTTCGGCAGGTCAGCGGCGGCGTACGGCGTCACCACCTCGGGGATCGCGGCGCCGCTGGACACGTAGGCGTGCACGAAGACGCTCCCCTGCAAGTCGAAGGTGTTCACGTCGATGACCGTGATTAGCCACGTCGCATTCGCCTCAATGGTGCCCTTGACGCCTTCGATGGTGACCTGCTGCCCCGTGTCCCAGCCGTGCGCGGTGCAGGTGATCCGCACGAGACCCGCGGCATTGACGGCGTTCGTGATCGTCTGCTGGATACGGCCGCCGTCCTTGAAGAAGCGGAAGTAGAGCGCCCCGGCCTCGAGTTGGTACGCCTGCGTCGTCGAGAACTCGAACTTGAACATCCGCGTGAACGAGTTGTCGAACTTCGCTCGCGCGACGAAGTGCGTCCCCATGCGCCGCTGCACCGGGCCATGCGGGCGGATGATGTAGTTCAGCAGCACCTTCAGGCTGGAGTTGTACTTCGCGAAGTCCACGCGCCCGTACATCAACGGAGAGACTTCGCCCGTTGTGAAGCTGGGCAGGATGGGGTGGAGGACGCCGCCCGGCATCAGATCGAGTTGGAGTTGCGCGTGAAGTCGTTCAGCATCCCGTGGCGACGGATGTCAACGAGCACATTGATGTCGGCCTGCTTGGTCGAGCCCTCTTGGCTGTCGGCGGTGCGGGCGCGGCTGATGCGCTTCTCCGCCTTCTTCTCCTCCCGCTCCGCCCTCGCGGGCGACTCGGTGAGGGGGCCAGCCAACTGCTCGGTCAGGTCGGACGCGATAGCCTCGACGAGCGAGGAGTCCCACTTCGTCACGTCTTCGAGCAGCCCGGTGTAGCGGATGCTCAAGCTGGACTCGTTGGTGACGATCACCTTCCCGGTCCACTCGCCGTTCGCGTCGATGGTGTTCTCGATGTCCCACTCCGCGTCGGGTGGGTCTGTCTCGACGATCCGAAGGCAGAGCGGCTTCGTCGGGTAGGTGAACTGGTAGGCGTAGCCGAAGACCGGCGCGTTTGACAGCAGCGCGAGCGTCGCGCGCACTTGGCAGCATCCCCACGGATGCTCGCGCTGGACGCGCTTCACGGTGTCGAGGTAGATCGCGTTGCACGCAGACGCGCGGTCGGTATTCTCGGTCAGGTCCACGATGGCCTCGACGCCGAGGCGCTTCAGAGCGATGTTGCAGACATCGACTGCGCTGGATGCCATTATTTCCGCCTCCGCCTGTAGGTGAGAAGCCACTCCGCTGTGGCTGCGAAGCCCGTAAGGACGACGGTAGCCACGTCACCTGCGAAACTCAACGCACCGCCAACCGCCACGAAGAAGGTCCGCGCGGCAGTCAGCACCCCATTGAACGAGAGCCCGCCGTCAAGTAGCTTATTCGTCTGCCGCTGAAGCGTCCCGGTGAACGCGAGGCCGCCGTCCACCAGCTTGTTCGTCTGCCGTTGAAGCGTTCCGACGAACGACAACCCGCCAGCCACCAACTTATTCGTCTGCCGTTGGAGGGCGCCAACGAAGGTGAGCGCGCCGTCCACCAGCTTGTTCGCCTGCCGCTGGAGTGTGCCAACGAACGACACCACGCCAGCGAGCAGCTTGTTCGTCTGCCGTTGGAGGGTGCCAACGAACGACAGCACCCCGGCCACCAGCTTGTTCGTCTGCCGCTGAAGGACACCGACGAAGGTGAGCCCACCATCGAGCACCTTGTTCGTCTGCCGCTGCGCGTCACCAACGAAACTGAGCGCGCCAGCGACAGACTGGAAGAACGTCTGCGGGATGCCTCCTGCAGGCTCCCAGAGGGAGCGAAGGGGTGCGAGCACTAGACCGCGACTTCAGTCCACACGAAGCTGGCGATGACCGTCACGACCGTTGACGTGTAGATGCCGACGTACCCACCCGGAGGGATGATCAGGGAGCCGCCGATGTCGTACAGGTTGCCGATGACCGGGGGGTTGACGACCTGCGCGGTCGCACCCGTGATCGGCGTGACCCCGAACGCCATGTACAGGAACGGTGACCCGACGAGCGTCGCCGCCGAGTCGATCTTCGCCGTGCCCACTGCCGATGCACTCAGCAGCGTGCACTGCGGAACCAGTGGTGTCGTGTGCGCCGTCACGCCACCCGCCGCGTATCCGGCCAACAGCCCGAATGTCGAGAGCGCCGCAGGCGCACCCACAATCCCCAGCGACGCCTGAAGCAGCGCGAAGTTCTTCGTGTTACCTGCGGGGTTGGACAGACACAGCCCCGTGTAGGTGGTCGCGAGACCCACCGTGGTCGTGGTGCCACCGGGGCCTTGATTGCCACCCGTGAACATCAGCCCGCGCTGGGCCATCTCCTGATACCGACCCATCCCGTCGCCGACGATGGTGCTGCCGTCACGCGAAGCGCGTTGTATCGAGACGGTGCCGTCACCTGCGGTAATGATGCCGACTTTGGTTTCGACGATCATAGTACATTACTCCCCGTGGCTGAGGTTGGACCCATCATGGTAGCGAGTAGTTGCGTGTGTGTCCGAAGTTCGATCAGAATATTTTCCTGCAACTGCCGCATGTATTCATCTTGGGCGGTTTCGAACCACTCAGGCGGCCCAGACACAATCTCCCGGTGTACGTCCGCGAGCGTCCCGTCCGGTTGCCGAACGGAGTCAACCTCCGTACGCATCTTCTTGCCGACGCCGTCCGCTGCGACTTGGATATAGCCGGGCGCTGTTGCCACGTTAGCCGCCGTCGTTGATGGTCAGGGTGTACGTGAACTGGATGGCGTCGCTCCCTACTACCGCGATCCCGGCGAAGACCGTGCGATCCCAGAGCGTTGTGCCGCCGCCACGGGCCGCTTGGTTGAAGAGCCCATGCTCCGTGATGGTCAGGGCGCCTGCGTAGGTGATGACCCCGACGCTGCGGTACTGCTTCGTCGCAGGCGCCGACTGCACGCCTGTGGCGCGCGTGATCGGACCAGCCGGAGTGCCAAGGTCCGTGTCGCCGACAGCCTCCGCGACCGCGCCCGTGCCGGAGTCGTGGAAGTTCATGCTGGTGATCTCGGTCGATCCGGCGTTGAAGTCGTCCCGCAGGAAGTTGACGCCTGCGGTCGTGACGACACGCCGCCCGAGGAGCCCGAGGTCAATCCGCCGTCCGTCTGCCTTGAGCAGCACGGCGTCGAGGCGACCCGCCATCGTGACAGACCCCACCATCCCCCCAGTGCCAAGTAGCAGCGCCCGGAGGTGTGCCCGCCAGTTCCGCAGCCAGTAGCGCGTCCGCACGACTACGACCGCTTGAGGGCGTCGAGCGCGGCGTTCGCGGCGTTCGTACGAGACTCGAGCGCCTCCAGTTCGAAGGTGATCCGCGCTTTCCGCTCGTTGTAATCCTCCTCGAGTGCGACTCGTGCGGCAGCGTATGCCGCGCGCTCCTGCTCGTACTCAGCCTCTAGCGTGGCGAGGTGGGCGACGTGCGCCTTTGTGGTGGATTGCAGTTTGTAGGCCGCGGACTGCACCGTCTCGTCGTACTCCGTGGCGGCGTCGGCCGTCTTCTTCTTCAGGCTCTCGATCTGGGTCAGCAGCGCGTCGCGCGTCTTGGTCACCTCGGCCGCCTGCGCCCTGAGCGCGCTGAGGCGCGCCTCTTCAGACTCCAGTGCCTCAGCAGACGCGAGAACTTTCTCCAGCCCCTCGCGTTCACGGATCATCCGCTTGATCTGTTCGGTGATGTCGCTCATGGCTAGAAGATCGCTTTCTTGAACGAGGCGATCACGGTGACGCTGGAATCGCCCGCTCCGCTGAAGTTGGGTCGGATCTGGAGAGGTGAATCGAGGGCGGTCTTGAACTTGTTGCCGTCCGCGAACACCCATGTGATCGGGTTCCCGTAGCCGCGGCTGTCGTTGATGATGCTGGTGTTCTTCGCGGCCGGAGTCGCCACCTCGTTGCTGCCCTCGATGGAGAGCGCCGCGAGTGTCGTCCCAGAGTCGAGGATCATCTGGTAGGTCACGTCGGTATACTCTGGCACCGTAACCCAGTCGCCCACGTCCGTCGTGAGCAGGCCCGTCCACCGGATAACGTGCAGCGACGTGGGGGAGTAGCCCGGCACGCGGTCGGTCGTATGGCTACGTGTTGCCATTGGTTAGCTCCTTGATCTTGGCGGCGATGTCGGCATCCAGCGCGTCCGTCGCGTCTTTCATGCGCGCACGTTCTGCCCTGCGTTCCGCCAGTTCGGTGAGGTACTCGTCCTTGCAGTCCGGGTCAAGTTTGATGGCCCGCACCAGATCGTTGTCGGTCCAGCTATCGTACTGATGCGCGGAGGCGGTGTCGAAGATCACAGACCACCATCCGTCAGAGCGCGGCGACCATGCTCCTGATACGTGTCGGCCTCGGGCTGCCCGCTGACGGGCGCCGGAGCGTTCGCGTTGAGCGTAGCGTCGGCGAGGTTGTCGTCGAAGGTCGTGGTCGTGTTGTCCGCGATAGCGCCTATGAGTCGGTAGTCGGTGGTGCCACCCGCAATCGTCTTGTAGACGTTGCGGCCCGTGGTCCCGGTGGGACCGAGCGGTACCGCCGTCAGACTGCAATGCACCGTTCCGGCGCTCGCAAAGCTGGTGAACGGACCAAGAGCCGACTCCGAGCCCGCCTTCGTGAAGGTGACGGCCCAGCGATGGGTGCCAGCGGTGACGACTCCTACGGCGCCATCGACTACCGTAGGTCCGGTCGCCGGAATCGCAAGAGGCGTCGGATAACCGCCAACTATGCCGAGTACCGCTTGCGCGGTTGCGCGCGGTGACCGAGGATCTGCCATGTGAAGTCTCCTATAGGGTTGGTTACCCCCGGCCCGCTCTCCACTGTTTGGTGGTGCGCTGCCGAGGGCGTGTCAGTCGCGAGAGGGAACTACTCGACGCCGAGGTAGTCGATCCAGCCGCAGATGCGCTTGTTCGCGGCGAGGGTGGCGACCGCGGTGGTGCCAATGACGGTCACGGGACCGGACAGCACCTCACCGACCACAGGCGCGGCGTTGGTGCCGCCCGTGCCCGCGCCGCAGAGGTCGAAGCCACCGCAACCACCCGTCGCTCCGCCCGTGTTCACCTGAATGACAGGCGCGGCGGTCAGAAGAGCGGGCACGGCGCTGTACTTGCCCGTGGAACCAGCGATGCCAATGGCGAGGGTCGCCGTGGCGGTGTTGATCTCCCAGAAGAGCTTGCCGTTCATGACGCGAGCGCCGGGCGGCAGCTTGCAGAGGTTGATGGTGTCACCAGCGACCGGGGTCAGCGTGGCATCCTCCCACGCGAAGAACGCCCGACGCACGCGACCGTGCTCGTCCGAGCGGACGTGCTGTACCGGGGTCGAGTTCAGCTTCGCCATCTGGGTGCTGTTGAATGTGGCCATGTTTTTATCCTCACCGTGCAGGCGCGGCTACGAGGATCGAACTCGTCAGTCGCCGGAACGGCAGCAAGGGGTTATGGACGGTAACGAGAAGAACTGCTGGGCGGTTGGCGGTCCCGCCCTATGCTACAGAGGGCCTACAGGAGGCCAGCGATCTGTACGACCTTGCCCTCTTCCATGCGCACGCCACCGAGGCCCATGCAGACGTACACGTACCACGAGAACCGCTTGTCGGCCCTGCGCGCCACCTCGGTCTGGATGTCCTTCGCGACGCCCAACTTGACGCCGCTCTTGGCCCAGATCGGGTACAGGTTGCTCGTACCGTCACCGGGGATGCGCTCACCGCGCACGATGTTGAACCCGAGGAACGCGTTCACGTCTCCGCCCACGAGCGCCTTCACGCCCGCGAAGTCCTGCGAGGTAACCTGCGTGGTGTTGAGCAGGTCCGCCTCACCCTTGCTGTTCACGTACATCGCGATGCTCTCGACGTTCATATCCACGTCGGCCTTCTTCAGGATGCGCCGCGCGTCAATCATCTTCGGCACCGTCAGACCGACGTTGGTGCCACCGAAGTTCACCAGTACCTTCTGGGCCGAAGGGAGCGCGTTGGACGTCGCGGCCGCTTTGCCGCTGAACGCGGTGCCAAGCAGCACACCGAGCGAACCGGACGTAGTATCCGCCACGATGGGCGACTCACCCGTCAGACCGGCGCCGAGCAGCACGTCGTCCATCGCGCGCCCGAGAGCGTTGACGGCGTTCGTGGTGTACGGCGAGGTGGGGTCGATCAGCATCCGCACCTTGTCGAAGTTGTCGATCAGATCGCCCCAGTCGAAGAACCGCAGCGTGACGCGCCGACGGTCGTGGGGGGTGCTGATCAGCGGCGAGTCGCCGTGGCGAGTCGTCACTTCCTGCGCGGCCACGGGGCCGACCTGCTCGAAGAACTGCTCCTCACCGTTCATCGACTCCTCGGTCACGTACTGGCGGAGGCGGCTGCCGCCCTGCTGCAGCTTGACGCTGACGGTCGAGTTGAACTGCTTGACGAATGCTGTGTCTACCTGAAAGGACATGGTGTAACCCTCCTACTGCGTGGTGAACTTCCTCGCTAACGGTGCCAGAAGTTCGGAGGCTTGTCCTTACGGGGCCATCCTCGCCATGCGCGGCTGTGCGTGTTCACGTCTTATCGTTGTACACGGGACGTGAACAATGGTGCATCTGAGATGCAGGAAGTCGCAGCACGTGCGACGTTTGGCTCCTGCGATGTACTACTCGGTCCAGCGGCTCTCGTCTCCACGGCGCTTGTGCGCCCACTCGCGCCGGTTGGCGCGCTCGAGTGCGGCTTCGCGGAGATGCTTCCCGGTCTTCTCGCGGTCGTCCTGACTTCCCTTCCGCCCAGCTTCGCGGTGCTCGTGCAGCTTCCGCTGATACTCCTCAGACGCGTTCATTATTTGCTCCCCGGTACATAGGTTGGGATGAAGACTTGGTCTAGCTAGTCGTGGTAGTGCTGCTTGCCGTTCTGGCAGACATGCAGCGGCACGTAGTGAATGCCAAAGGGCTGATGCGGATCTGGGCACGGCAGCGGGTTGCTGTCCTGCAGCAGCCGCTCCTCCTCTTCCGTCAGCGTCAGCGCCGTGATCGTGAACGAGCGCGTGTTGCTGGTGCCCGTCACGGGGTCCACGACGACCACCGCGAGCGTCCCCGCCGTGAGGAGTTCGGACGCCGGGATGCGCGTCGTTATCACGGTCGCACTCGAGTACAGCACCACATGCGCGCTCCCGTTGATCAGGACGCCCGAGACGTCCGTGAACCCGGTCCCGGTCAGGACGACGAAGAGCGCGGCCGACCGTGCCTGTATGGTCGCCGGAGTGAGGCTCGTCAGCACCGGGGCCGCCACGACGTCGCTGGTCGCCGCGAACCCGAGGTTGAGCAGCCACGCGAGCGCGACGTTGGTTGAGGCGTTCGCGGGCGGGGTCGTCGTGACCGTCCCGCTCACTGGCACCGCGGTTGCGCGTAGCTGGGCGTCCGTCACCGGCCCGGTCACCGCCACAGACCCGCTCACAGCGACGGTCCCGTCTACCGTGAGCGAGCCGCCAGCGTCACTGACTGGCAGCGGGTTCCCGGTATGTACATCGGCAGCGGCGCCGTCTGCGCCTATCTCCAGCTTGACCCGCTGGTACTGCACGCCGCCGATGTCGTCAGACGCGAGGGTGGCGCCGCCTGCGCCCGCGTTGAGTAGGACGTTGTCTGCCATCTATCTGCCCCCTGTCGCCAGTGACTTGAGCCGCTGCATCATCGACGGCTGCCCCTGCGATTTGCGCCGAGCTTCCGCGAGGCGGGCCGACTCGTCACCCTTCGTGGACGCACTCTTGCCCTGCTCGGCGTCCTTCAACAGCGCCTCGATGGCGTCGTGCGCCGCGTGATCGGCGGGCACGATGAGTTCGCCCTTGTGGACCGTGGCGGGGCCAGTCGCCTCCACCACACCCCCGTCACCGTAGGCAGGCATTCGCCGCTTCGCGGCGGGTTGGTACTCTTTCTTGCCCTTCATGGCCTTCTCCTTTTCGGAGAGCATGATCGCCTCCGCCTGCTTCTGTGACGTGACCTTCTTCCCACCGCCGCCCGAAAAGAGGTGACCCGTCTTCCACTTGTGCATCACCTCGGTATACGGCACGTCCTAGTCCAGACCCAACTCGACGGTCACCACCTGATTGACGTTCTTGATGACGGTGGTATCCGGGGCGCCCGTGCTGTTCACGACGATGGTCGTGATGCCGCTCGACAGGGCAGGGCCGTTCGCAGGTACGCCGCCATCGACCTGCGCGCCCGCTGTGCCGATGCCGACGACGGGCGTCAGGGTGAAGCTGGTGCCGCCGATGGCGCTAACGCGCGCCTTGAACGTGATTGCCGCCATGTGCGTTCTCCTCTGCGGAGCCTAGTCGCTGTTCGCGATAGGGTAAAGGGAGCTGATGCGCTCGATGCTGGCCTTGTCGCCTGCCAGCCACTCCTTGGTCTTCATGATCGCGTCGATCTCGGCCTGCGCTTCGTTGCGCCGCATCCCGAGGCCATCACCACGCACGAGGTTGTCTTCGAGCATCGGGCGGCCGAGGTTGTAGACGAACCGGAGGAAGTTGGGGTCGTTGCCGAGCCCTGTGTCGTCGAGGTACGCTTTGAAGCCGTCGTCGCCGAACTCGGTGACGATGCGCTGCACCAGCGCGATGTTCTGCGGATACAGGCCACCCCACTCGTCCTGCATCGACTTCTCGGCGTCGGCAATCGCGAGGTTCTTTCCCTGCTCCATGTTGAGCAGTCCCTCGTGCGCGATCCCGAGGTAGTCGTTGATTACGCCCTGCGCCTGCGCCGTCGTGAGGCCGCGCTTGTGCATCGAACTGACGATGCGTTGCTCGGCCTCCTTGCTCCAGTTCATCCCATCGGGCACCTTGGCCGCGACCCCGTACTCCTCGATCTTCGCCGGGCGTACCTTGTCGTGGTAGGCGTTCCACTCTTCGGGCGTCGCTGCCTCGCCGGGGACCGTGAGGCCGCGCGGCATCTTCTCGAGATTGATGTAGCTCTTGGCGAGGGCGGGGCCAGCTTCGCTCCAGTCCTTGCCGACGAACTTCTCCAGCGTCTTCTCGCCCTTCAGGTCGTCGGGGAGGTTGTCCCTCCACGAGGCATTCACTCCATCGGTTACTGGGGGTTGGGTTGTCCCTTCCGGGGCCACGACGTCATTCGCCATCGGGATGAGTCTCCTCGGTGATTGCCATGTGAGGTTTGTTGCCGCGCGCGACGTCCTTCGCGATCATCAGCAGGATCAGGCGGTACACGTCGCGCTGGCCTTCGTGGAAGGCGGTCACGTTCGAGTCGGGGACGAACGAGCCGCGGAGTTGGAACCGATGCTCGAGATCCTGTAGCACCGCGTTGCCCGACTCGGTCGAGAACGCCACGCGGTAGTCTTCTGCCAGCTTCTCCTGCGGCGCCAACTCGGGCGTCTCGGACGCTGACAGCCGTGGTACGGGGTCTGCTGCTGTGCGCGGCTTCCGTTGCCTACCCACTGGTCACCACAGGCGATCCACCGGGGATCGTCCCTTCCTTTTGGCCGCTGAGCGCGGACACCATCGCTGCTGCTCCGGTGCCGCCGCCCGCCGCCTTCATGGTCTGCTGCGCGGCTTCTTGCTGCGCCTTCTGTGCTGCCGCCGCCGTCCGGGCCTGTCGGATCTCCGCGACCTTCTCGGGCTGCCGCATCATGCCCGCGGGCGTGCCGACGCTATCCCCGTGACGACGGATCATAAAGTCCAGATCCACGTTGTCCATCACGGTCGGATCAACCTGTGTGAGGGGCAGCGCGATCTGCCAGAACCGCTGCATCGCCGTGGACTCCGCGAGTCGCTGCGCCTTCGCGAGCGGCCCTTCGTACTCCACGATCATCGCCTTGTTGTTCTGCTTGCACCACGCCAGCACCTTCCGGTATGGGCTGTCGGCGGCGCTTGCGCGGAGCCGAATCCAGAACACGCGGCTGACCAGCGGATTCAGGTACTCGACCGTGAGACGGCCGAGCGTTGGCCCCAGAATGCGCTGCATCAACTCGTAGCGCACCTGCACCTCGTAGGCCGTCATTTGCGGCCCTTCCTGCATCTGCAACTGGTCGGAGAAGAACATCCGCTTGATACTCTCGCGCACCTTGTCCTCGTTCATGTCCGCGATGCGCAGGTCGCCTGCCAGTTCGGTGAGGGGCTTGATCGAGTCCATATCGCGCACGTAGGTGATCCCGGCCGACCGGAGGATCACGTCGCCGATCACACCCTCGTCACGCACCATGAGCGGCGGATCGACCGCTTTCGCCCACGCCTTCAGCTTCAACTGCACCGCGAGGTTCAGGGTCTTGATGTCGGGGAGCGCCACGATGCCGGGGCCGCGTCCGTAGATTTCCCCGCTCGTTTTGCCCCACCGGGGCATCATCATGCACTGCTCGTCGTACCCCGAGACGCGCATGACCTTTCGACCCGCAATGTCCACCCAGATCGACCCGTACGGCTTCTGCGTCGCCGGAAGGCGCCGGGTGCCGCTGGAGAGCGGCACATCCTTGCGCGGGTACACGGCGTGCAAAAACTCGAACCGTTGGTTGGTATTCTGCTTGAGCGCCGCCGTCACCTGCCCGCCGACGTTGTCTTTGCCGAACTTGCCTGCCGCGGCGCGCGCCGACAGCATGAAGGTGCGATAGACGGTATCCACGTAGCCTTCGGCGTCTTCGTCGATGCAGAAGCTCCCCGGAGGCAAGGCCGTGAACCGCAGCGCGCCCGCGGGGACGTAGCGGGTCGGTTCGCGCTCTTCGACGAAAATGCCGCCTGTGCCGAAGCACGGCGTGTCCAGATACAACTCGTGCGTCTCCGACGCGAAGTTCGAGTCGTTGAAGGCGTGGAACATGTCGTCGCTGCACGCCTCGAGCAGCAGCGCGAGTTCGTGGTTGTCTTTCAGTTCGACGCCTTGCAGCGCCAGCGAAAACCACCGAAACGCGGCGCTGGTGAGGGCGCCCTGCATGGACGCCGCCAACAGTTCCAATGCGTGCGGCGCCGTGGAGTCGAACAGCCTATCGGTCTGTTGCTGCGCGCTCGAGCGCTTGAACGCGATATTGCCTTTGCGCGGCTGCTCGAAGTCGGCAACTTCCTGCCACAACGTCAACCAGAGGCGCTGTTCGCCTTTCAGGTCGTCGTGGCGAAGCAGTAGCGCCTCGGCGCTCCGGTCGATGCTGCTTTTTGCGTTCTGGATGGCGGCCACAGGGTGTCCGGGGCTTACCCGAGACTGGACTTGAGGCCGGGCTTACTGGTCGGTGCCAGCGTCGAGGAACCGGACGACATGCCGAAACTCCCCTCAGAACTCGCAGCGAGCGAGCGCCGCTTCTCGTTCGTCTTCGCATCCGCAGCGGCCTGCTTCGCCTGATCGCTCTGCGTCGGATCGAGCGGCGGTGCGGGCATCGCTGCGGCTTTCGGCGGCTTGGGGCTGCTCATGTGAGACCTCCCGGTAGTAGTGCGCGTAGTTTTCGTCGGTAAAGTAGCATGTGAAGCCGACTCGCTTGGCGAGGGCTTCCATGCGGTTATCGGAGCGCGGGAGCACGAACAGCGCCCGCTTGATCTGTTCAGTCTTGAGGAATGCGAGCCCGGCCTTGATCATACGCAGCAGGGCGCCTTTCGGGGCGCCGGGGTACAGCAGGACGCGCTCGATCTCCACTTCGTCGTCGCGGAGGTCGCCGATAATAAGCCCGGTGACTATTAGCGGCGTTTCGTAGTAGGTGAAGACGTGCCGGAGCGTTGTGTGGTCCATCAGCTAGTCGGACCCGGAGCCGCCGTCTCCTGCGCCACCGCCACCGTCGCCGTCGCCAGCATCGCCGCTATCTCCGGCAGGACCGTCACCAACACCACCGCCGTCGCCACCTCCGCCGCCCGTGTCGCCTCCGAGCGACGACACACCGAGATCAGCCGCCGTAGGCAGCGTTGCTGCCGCAGCAGCCTGTAGACCCGCGATCGCCGCAGCCGCTTGGTCCGCTGTGGCGTCAACGAGGTCGGTTTCCCACCCGCCGCCGAGCGGGGAGTGGTTGAAACCGCCACCGGGGCCATAGACGTTCCCGAGTTTCCCGTTGAACGCGAGCGGGGCCGCGTTGGCGAGGTGGACATCTGGCGAGAGCGTGTCACGCGCCAAAGTTCCTCCAGTTCGTCTTCGAGTGCAGTTCGCCGCTCGCGTTGCCGCTCTGGCGGTCGCCCGGAGGCGCAAACACGTCCCAGTCGGCCATCGCGACCTGCGACCGCGGCCGCTGCTCGAGCGCGGCGCGTCCGGTGACGGCCGTGAACGCGGTGGCGCGGTAGCGCGTCATGTCCGCGGTATGCGACGACTTGTCGTGCTTCGGAATGTTGCGGAACGTCTGATTATCCTCGTCGAACTCGCGCCGGTATGCCACCATGTCGTCCACCCAGCCTTCGCAGACCGTGTCGTCGGCGTAGACGAAGGGCAGCATCCGCCGCGTGGCGTTGATGCCGTCCACGAGCGCAATCTTCGGCACGACCTCGAAGTAGAGCCCCATTTTCGCGGCCGACTGCAACCGGGTGTTGCCGGAGCCGAACTCCTGCACCTTCAGGTCATGCGGGCCGTAGTGGCGGCCGTAGGTGTAGGGTTTCGACTGCATGATGCGCCAGTAATACTCCAATCCGTGCGAATGGCCCTTTTCGATGTCGATCAGGTTGAGCGTACGGCGCCCGTGGCGCCGGTCAGTCTCCGACTGCCAGAACCCGATCACCGTCTCGTCGTCCACGCCCAGATCCCACGCTGTGTCCACGAGGATGTCGTTGTTCCACGGCACCGAGCAGATCCGGTGCTCTTTCCGCATCGCTTCCATGAGGTCGCCGTAGTAGGAGCCCTGCATGGCGCCCTCGAACGAGCAGAAGAACTCCTGCTGCACCAATTCCTCGCTCATGCCGTCGCGGCGCTCCTGCTGGATCGCGTCGTCGGTCACGACGCGCTCGAGATGGCGGCCGTCCTTCGCCTGTGCGTCGAGGAGGCCGTCGCGGCGAGTCTTCGTCACGTCCAAGAGGCTCGTGTACCACGACGGCTCGTCCTTGACCTTCTTCCACAGCTTCGCCGCCCAGTTGTGGCCGCGCGGCGTGAAGACGAAGACGCTCCAGCCGCCGTTCTCCGCCAGAATCGGCCGCATCAAGTCCCATGCCCGCGGCGACATCAGCGAATACTCGGAGAAGACGCACCCAATCGGGTTGGTGCCGACGATGGAGTCGATGTTGTCGGCGCCGATCAGTTGGAACGTCGAGTGGAGGCCGTTCCCGAGCCCGAGCGTGATCTTCATCTCGGTCTCGTTGCGGTCGATGATCAGTTCGTCAGGGAAGTGCTTGAGGAACGGCATCCCGTCCTTCTGAATGCCGTCCCAGATGACTTTCTTGGCCTGCGCATAGGTCGGGAGGAAGTAGTAGTAGGTTCCGGCCCGTTCCAGCATCCGCTCGATGGTCACGTTGAGGGTGGTGGCGTCTTTTCCAGCTCTCCGGTGCCACACCAGCATCGCGCGGCGGCAGCCTGCGCGCATCGCCTCGATGAAGTCCCACTGGTAACTCCGCGCCTTGAAGTAGCGGGGGATCTCCATCGACACCTTCTGGACCTGTATGGCCATCAGGGGCGGTCAGGGCGCCTCGTGGTCAAATGGGGTCTCACGGGTTATTGCATACTCGGGTGCTTCCTCGGGGCTCTCGCCCCAAAGGTCCAAGTCCTCAAGATCCAGCAGCAACTCGGCACACTGGGCCTCGCACCACGAATCTCTCTCCACATCGTCCAGCGACCGCGCCATAGTAGAGTCCCCCGTCTTCAGGTGCTATGCCTTCGTTCAGTTCGTCCCCCGGCAGTAGGTAGAGCAGGGGGTTCCGCGCCGCCATCGCGTCGTATCCTACTGACATGATTGAGCCTCCGGTGGTCGGAGCCTCGGGGTTGTGGGGCCGCCTCTGTATCAGCAGAAGCTAATACGCCCGTGATTTCGGTACTATAGCAGAATAGCTCGCCCGCCCCTAACACACCGCGTCATTTTGGGGGTAGGGGGGGTCTTGACGCGTCACAGCAAACATTATTCCAACGCGCCGCATCATTCGGCATCAATGATGCGTGCTTGCGCTACAACCTTGGGTGCCTTGGCCCCGGTTGGACGCTGCACGAAGGCGATCTGCACCTGCACGCTACGATCTGCGTTGCTCGAGCCCGCACTCTTGGAGGGTGCGAGACCGAGAATGTCAGCCAGCGCATCCGCTGCACGAGCCTGCGCTTGGTTGTCGAGGTCAGTCCACTCACGCACTGCGCTATGATGTAATCCATCATTGATTACAAGGCGTTGCACCTTGCGTGCATCCAGCAATTCTTCGTGCTTCGAGATCACGCGGCGCGTCAAGGCGGCCTGCTCCAAGGGGTCGAAGCCTATCAACTCAAAGAGCCTGTCTCGTATCCCGACTGCCTGAGTCTGGGCCGCGCTGAGAGCCGCTGGCGTCTTCCGCCTAGCCACTGGCAGCCCCAGCAGCCCCGGCAGCAGCCCCCACAATCAACGACGCGGCCCGAGGCGGCCGCTGGCGGGCACCGGAGCCCTTGACGGCTCTCAACGTATGTCTGACGACTCGTGACCTGATATGCGCCACCTCAGACACCCTGAGGAGCCTCCGCGGATGCC